AACACTTTATGCTTTTACAACGGAACAAGTTGGCAAAAAGTTACAAGTGCAAATATGTAATAAATAAATTAATAAATAAAAAACAAAAATTATGATTACTTACGAATGGAATTGCAAAACAGTAGACTGCTATGTTGAAACGCAAGGCGAATCTGATGTAGTGTACAATGTGCACTGGATCGTAAACGGAGCTTCAGAGGCTTTAGATCCAGAAGGAAATCCTTACGTATCTACTAGTATTGGAACACAGGCTTTAAATATAGATGATATTACTGACTTTATACCTTTTGACCAGGTTACAAACGAAAAAGTTGTAGAGTGGACTAAAAGCGCAATGGGAGAAGAACAAGTAGCATCTATTGAAGCGGGTATTGCATCGGCTATTGAGTTACTTATAAACCCAGTTACTGTTACACTGCAGTTAGTGGATACTATGGACATACCTCAAGATTAATTAAAAAAAAACAATAAAAATGGGACAATACGCAAATCAGCCAGATTTTGGCACAGAAGCAGCTGCGGTAACTGCTAGTAATACTATAAGTAATGCAAAAGATTTAAAAGGTGCTTGCTTATACGTAGGAACTGGTGGTCACGTTAAAGTAATATTAGCGGGAGTAACCGGGGCTAGTGGGTCTGGTTTACCTACAGCTTCAGAAGCAGTAATTTTTAAGAATATACCAGATGGGTCATTTTTACCTGTAATAGTAAGTTACGTATTAGCTACAGGTACAACGGCTACGGATTTAATATCTATTAAGTAATGGGAGGTCAATCCATAGGCAATGGTATATGGTGGCCAATAACTAAAACGATTATACCAGGGTTAATAGCGAGGTTGTGCGCAAGGGCTACGTATTGTGAAAATAAATCTTGTACCACTGCGACATTAAAAAAATTAGAAAATATAACATAATATAACATGTCAAATCTACTGAAAAAAGCATCAATAATTACTACACCCACCGCCTATGATGACGGTAGAATTTTAAGTGTTAAGCCTAGCGAAAATTTATATGGCCCTGAACTTGTAACCAACGGAGATTTTAGTAATGGAACTACAGGGTGGAGTAGTCCAGATTATAATTCTACGTTGTCAATAGTAAATGGACAAATGAAAATTGTAAGCACCCTGTCCTTAGGTAGGGTATCACAAGCAATAACAACTGAAGTAGGTAAAAAGTATTTAATAAGTGCAACTACTACCAATATAGATAGTAGTACTGGTACTCAAATTAAGGTTTCTAATGCAGCTAATTTAGATGGTGCTACTTATAGTTCAGAATTTAATGCAACTACAAACCCTTTAACTATTACGCATAGATTTATAGCAACTGCAACAACAACTTATATAGGAAGTTCGCAAGGATCAAGCGTTGGACAATCTGCTTTATTAGACAATGTTTCAGTAGTAGAAGATTTAAGTGGAGATTTTGACTTTTCAAGAGGTAGTGCTGCGACAAGAGTTAATGCACAAGGTTTAGTAGAAAACGTACAGATACTATCAAGTGAATTAGCACAGAACGGAAACTTTAGTGAAATAGGTTCAGAAGAAGTATCTAACGGAAATTTTAGTCAAGAGGGTAGTGAGTTAGTTACAAATGGAGATTTTAGTAACGGTAGTACTGGTTGGGCAGGTGATGATGCAACTTTAGATGTAAGCAATAATACTGGGAAAGTAGTAGTAATATCTAATAGTGTAGCTGGTATAAAAACAAACGGGGTAAATAGCTTTATTCAAGATAAACAATATAAATTAACTTTTGATATTGTTAGTGCAACTGGCGGGTTAGTCAGTGGTACTATAAAAGAATATTCTAATTCAAATATTGTAGGTTCTTGGAATGGGATAGGCAGCTATACTATTTATTTTACATACCAAAGTTCATCATCGCAATTAAGATGGTTAAGTTCATCAAGCGTTGGGGATATATTAGAAATAGACAACGTATCAGTAAAAGAAGTCGGTCAAAATTGGACGTTTGGAACTGGGTGGAATATGGGAGATAGCAAAGCAACTGTTACAAATTCATCTACTTCAAGTATTTATCAAGATGTTTTGAATACTTCAAAATCATATAAAGTTACGTTTGAAATAACAGAAATAACAAGTGGTGGGTTAAGAATTGGAATAGGTCAAAATTTTAGTGATTATTTTACACAAGTTGGAACTTATACTTATTATGGACAATCATCCCTTGATACTCTTCTTAGAATAAATCCATCAAGTGGAACAAACGCTTCAATAGACAACGTATCAGTAAAAGAAGTAGGGCAAGATTGGGGCTTTACAAGTATTAAACTTATAGGAGCCAATACCTTTAAAAATACTGGTACTAATGGTAAACTTCAACAATCATATGCAAGTATTGTTGGTGCTAAATATAGACTTTCCTTTACTATAAATAGCGGAAATTGGAATGTGGTTGCTTCAACAGTTAATAATACTGCTGGAATTATTGAACAAACTGGAACAACATCAAATTCTGGAACGATTGAGTTTATAGCTGCTACAACAACAACATACATACTTTTATATAATATAGGTGCATCTGGTACAGAAGCAAGTATAACAAATATATCATTATTGCAAGTAACAGATGATACAGACTTACCAAGAATAAACTACGAGGGTTTCAGTTATCAAGATGTATTGGGGAGTGAACTTATTACTAATGGAGATTTTGCAGTAGACGGCAGTTGGGTTAAAGGCACAGGTTGGACTATAAGCGGTGGAAGTGCAAACGGCAGTAGCACAACTAGCGATTTATATCAAGAAAATGTAGTTGTAGCTGGTAAAAAATATAAAGTTACATACACTATTTCTAATTACGTTAGTGGCTCTGTAAGGGTTGAATTGCCAAATAATTCTTCCGCCGGAACAGAAAGGTCTGCAAATGGTACTTATACAGAAACAATTTTATCTGGAGGTACACTCGTTTTATTTGATGCAAGAACATCTTTTACTGGCTCAATAGACAACGTGTCAGTTAAAGAAATAACTGGTCAAGAAGTAGTGCCTAATAGTGGATGTGGAAGCTGGTTATTTGAACCACAGAGTACTAATTTAATAACTTATTCAATCGAATTAACAAATAGTAGTTGGGTAAAGACGGGTGTAGGAACTGGCTCTGCTCCAAGTGTAACATCTAATTATTCTATTTCTCCAGATGGAACACAAAACGCAGACAGAGTTATTTTTAATTTAAACGGAGGTTCTGCGAATGCAGATGTTTCTCAAGTTTCTGCAAGTCTTGGTTCAGTATCAAGTGCCAGTTATACTAATTCAGTTTACATAAAATCAAATACTGCAAATGATTATGATTTAGTTATCACTAAACCAAGTGGTGGTCATATTACTAAAACCATTACTACTAAATGGCAAAGATTTGATACTCCTGATACGAATGTAACTAATATAAGCTTTAGAATTAGATTAAGAGGAGATGAATCAACATCTAATTATGCAGATGTATCAATTTGGGGTGCACAATTAGAACAACAATCCTACGCAACATCTTACATACCAACAGATGGAGCAGCATCAACAAGGCTACAAGATATTGCAAACAATAGTGGTAATTCTACTTTGATAAATAGCACAGAGGGTGTATTATATGCAGAAATAGCAGCTTTAGCTAATGATTTAACAAATAGGTATATTACATTGTCTGATGGAACAAGCAATAATAGACTTATAATAAGGTATTCTAATGGAGCTAATAATTTACTTAATGTTCAATTTAGAGCAGGGGGAGTTGTTCAAGCAAATCTATCTAAAACACTTTCAAATATAACTGTTAGCAGCAAGGTAGCTTTTAAGTACAAACAAAATGATTTTGCTTTATGGGTTAATGGGGTTGAAGCTGAGACTGACACAAGTGGCTCTGTATTATCAGCTAACACATTAAATAAACTAAATTTTTCAGATGCTGGAGGAGGAGTGCCTTTCTTCGGAAAAAACAAAGCGATAGTAGTATTTAAAGAAGCATTAACAGATGCAGAATTACAAGCATTAACAACAATATAATATGAATATTTATAAAACAGTATTTGATACTGAAAAAAAAGGAAAAAACATTTTAATTCAAAAAGGTGTTTGGGAAGAAGTAATCGAGGAAGGTGTTACATCTATGCGATATATCAATGGGACAAAAGCAGTTGTTAATATTGGTAAGGTAGTAGAAGTACCAGCGGCTTATGATAAAAAAGGTAGGGTTATAAAACCAGCTATTTATTACCCAGGCCGGGCATACGATATAATGACAACAGATACATTAGATTTTGGAGATAAAGAAGTATATCCGGGAAATACATCTGCACATCAGTTTTATGGTTATCCACGCGGAGCGGAAGTACCCAAAGAAGATATAGCGGAAGAAGAAGAATAAGTCTCCGTTGTAATAAATAAGACATATAATTGTAGCTTTTACAAATTATATGTGATTATATAATAAAATCTAATTAAATGAATCAAATAGTAAAACAATTTAGCTTTGGCGACAAAGGTAGAGAAAAAGTGTTTAAAGGTATTGAAACACTTACAGAAGCTGTTGCCTCAACATTAGGGGGAGGCGGTGAATGTGTAATTTTTGAAGATGCTCAAGGAATACCTGTAATAACTAAAGATGGTGTAACTGTAGCGGAATTATCCGTATTATTAGATCCTGTTGAAAACATGGGAGCATCATTAGTTAAGCAAGCTGCTAGAAGAACGGTTGCTGAGGCTGGAGATGGAACAACAACCTCTACGGTATTAGCACATGCAATATTAAAGGAGTTTGCTAAATCACCTATGAAGTTTACTAGTAGGGAAAAAAGAGATGCAATAAACAGCATTGTAGATAAAACTTTAAAGCATTTAGAAAAGCAAGCTAAACCGGTTAATGGGGATATGATAGATGAAGTTGCTACAATATCAACTAACAACGATGCAGAATTAGGTAAATTAATTGCTGATGCTTATAGAGCTGTAGATCTGACAGGAGTTGTTATGATGGAAACAGCCCAAGACGGTAATACGAGCATCGAAATAGTTGAAGGTGTGCAATACGAAAAAGGATTTACAAATAATCATTTTGTAACTAACCACGCAAGTAATACAGCAGAGTTAAGTAACCCTAAAATATTGTTAGTAGATTCAGCTGTAGATACTATTAGACAAATACAAACCATACTAGAGTATGTTATAAAGAATAACCTACCCTTACTTATAGTCGGTGATGTTGACGCTAAAGTTGCAGCAGCACTTGCAATGAATAAAAATAAAGGCTCTATAAAAGTCAATATAATTCCAGCTCCCACACATGGAGTAAATAGAAAAGAAATATTTGACGATTTAGCTTTGCTTACAGGAGCTACTGTAATAAGTGAAAACTTAGGTGATGATTTAGACCTTATTGATTTATCATGTTTAGGTACTTGCGTAAAAGCCGTATCTACATTTAAAGATACTGTTTTTCAAATAGCTGATGAACAATCAGAAGATATTAAACTAATTATTGAAAGCATAAAAGAACAATTGCTTATAGAGAGCAATCCCAACAAAGTAGTTAAGCTTGAAAAAAGATTAGCTATGCTAGCTGCAAAACTTGCAATAGTAAAAGTTGGAGGTAATTCTGAGGTTGAATTAAATGAAAAGAAAGATAGAGTAGAAGATGCAATATGCGCAACTAAAGCTGCTATAAAAGAAGGTGTGGTTGCCGGTGGCGGAGTTGCACTAATTAATGCAATCCGAAGTATAAAACCAAAGTCATCTAGCGAAGAGCTAGTTATTGAAGCTTTGTATTATCCTTGCAAAACAATTATGAAAAATGCAGGATTAGAATATGAGCCCATAAATAAAAAAGACTTTGGGGTTAATGTTGAGACTGGAAAAACAGTAAATATGTTTAAAGCAGGTATTATAGATCCTGTATTAGTTACCAAGTCGGCATTAAAGAATGCTGCCTCAGTTGCTTCGACTATTTTGTCTACCAACTGTGTTATGTCTAACGTAAGAGGATAATATGAACGCAATAGGTAGAAACATAATAATAAAAAAATTAAAAGAAGGTGTTACTAAAACTAAAGGGGGTTTACTCCTTGCTGAAACGCACCGTGAGGATATAAGATACGTAGAAGCCACTGTGGTGTCTACAGGGTCTGAATGTGCGGGAATAAACAAAGATGATGTTATATACTATGATAGGCACGCTGGCCATAAGATAGAACTAGATAAAGAAACCTATCACGTTATTAAAGCACAAGATGTAGTATTTGTTTTATGAGAAAGTTAACAGGTCAAGAATTAAAAGAAATAGGACTGTTAAAACATTATAGAGTAATACGAAGATGGGCTTGCAAAAAAACAGGTTTAACCGATGCTGATCTAGAACTTTTAATATATTTCGATTGTTTAGGTAAGTTTACAAGGAAAGACTTTGAAGATGGTATACTTATTTACTCTTGGGATAATAGGAGGTGGAATAGGCTGCTTAAAGAAGGCTGGATAGTCAAATGGAGGGGATACAACGGAGCTGATAAAACTTATAGTATATACGAAATCAGTTTTAGAACAAAAAATATAATACAACAGATTTATAGGATAATGCTCGGCAAAGAAGATATACCAACTTCTAAAAGACGTAATCCAGCAATGAAACGAATTTCTTACAGTGATAAAACTTTAGCCACTGCTATAGAAAAAATTAACAAAGATAAAACAAGATAATTATGTCAGGAATAACGTCAGCGGTTGGAGCAATGGGAAGTTTTTTTGCAGATAACCCAGCAATTAAAGCCATACAACAGGCTCAAAAAAGAACGGAAGCTCAACCAGCAAGTCAAACAGCCGGAGTAGCTGGAGTCGCTCCTGTGTCGCCAGCGCCAGCAACAGATGCAAGCGCGTTAGAAGCTAGAATAGCCGCTTTGGAATCGGGGAACAGCTCGTCCGCACCATCTTCTATGGCTCCTCAAGCTATGGCTGTTGGCGAAAATATTTACGGTTCTCAAGAAGCAAGAAATAGATCTATTGATCCTAACATTTTTAACAGAAGATTTAATTAATAAACGATATGGAATATACAAAAAACACAAATCCTAGCCCCCCGGGTAATAGCCCTAAGGGAGTAGGTGAAAGCGCTTTATGGGACGGACCCTTAAGTCAAATGGGAAGACCTCACGGAAAAGGATCTTCATCAGGAATAAAAGGAATGCAAGTACTAAAGTATCCTAGTAGCTACGAGTCTAAGCCAATCACAGAGTGTGCTAAGAAAGGGCGATACAATGAATCTTACTAAAAATTTTAACAAGTCGGAGTTTGAATGCAAGTGTGGGTGTGAAATGCCGGAAGAGGTATTATCTGAAATAACTAAACTTGCTGGCAATCTACAAGTCATTAGAGACTTTATAAGAAAGCCTATGACTTTAACAAATGCTTACAGGTGTCCAAAGCACAACAAAGAAGTAGGAGGCGTACCTAACTCTCAGCATATATTAGGTAAAGCTTGTGATATTCAAGTAAATGATATGTCCCCTAAAGAAGTGTTTGATACTATAGCAACCTTAATCGAACACGGTCATATATCCGAAGGCGGATTAGGATTGTATAATACTTTCGTGCATTACGACATAAGAAAAACTAAAGCCCGTTGGGATAAAACATCAAAATAATGGCAACAAAAAAAGCAGCACCAAAAAAACGAGGTAAAGCTCCTTCCCGTAAAAAATCAGAGGGCAACTACGCAAAAGTAAAAAAGGGAAAAGGTACAGGTAAGAAAGCTGGTGGCGGAATGACCGCTAAAGGAGTTGCCAAGTACCGTAAAGATAATCCTGGCAGCAAATTAAAAACTGCCGTGACTACACCTCCTTCAAAACTTAAGAAAGGTAGCAAGGCTGCTAAAAGACGTAAATCATTTTGCGCGAGATCCAAAGGTTGGACGAGTGAAAGAGGATTAGCTGCACGAAGAAAATGGAACTGCTAATATGAAAAATAAAAAAAATTGCGGTTGTCTTAGCAAATATATGAAGCCTTCTATTAAAGGTGTAAAAGGCTCAAAAGGAAGAAAAGGCTGGGACGCAAAACCAGTATTTAGAATAACCAATCCCGGTAGAAGATGAAAAACAAAACAAATAAAGACGCTTGTTATTACAAGATAAAGGGAAGCTATAAGGTATTTCCATCTGCGTACGCTAGCGGTGCAATTGCAAAGTGTCGTAAGAATAAAGGGAAAAAGTAATGGCTGTTCGTAAAACAAAAAAAGGAGCGGCACTAAAAAGGTGGTTTAAAGAAAAGTGGACCGACGAAAAAGGTAATGTTTGTGGATCTACAAAAAACAAAAAAACCAAAAAGTGCAGACCCTCTAAAAGGGTAAGTTCTAAAACCCCAAAGACCTGGAAAGAAATGTCTCCAGCTGAAAAGAAAAAAGCTGTAGCGGAAAAGAAAAGAACAGGTATGGGTAAAAGAACTTCCTCCCTAAAAAGAAAAAAGAAATGAGTGACAATCCTAATTTAAGAAAAAACGGTGGGGACGGAACGTTTGTGGGCAATGCTCTAAGAACTATAGCCGGCGTTACGCCAGATATACTTAACATAGTCGGTACTCTTACCGGGGCGGAAGGTTTTAATAAACTAAGTGACGCAATAAGAGGTAGTTCAAGTATATCTCCAGAAGATAAAGATGTATTACTAAAAGAGCTGGAAAAAGACATTGTAGTAGAACAAGAAATATCTAAACGTGAAGTTGAAATAAGTAAGCGCTGGGAGTATGATATGAAATATGGAAGTTGGCTAGCGAGAAATATAAGACCTTTAGTAGTTGCTAACTTTACATTCCTAATAGATATAGTAATTATAACTTCGCAATGGGGCAGACCTTTGGCTGAAGCATACTTACCTCTTTTAATGACAATGGGAGTTACCGTAATAGGTGGTTACTTTACACTAAGAGAGTACGGAAAAACAAAACAAAAATAAAATTATGCCTTACAAAAAAAAGCCTACAGCTAAAACAATAAAACAATCCCGAGCTAGAAGAAACCAGACCCTTGTCCCAAGCATGAGCAGAAGAGCTTACGACAAGCAGTTTTCTACTACAAAAGGGCATACTAATAATGCAAAAAAAAGAAAAAAATCATGAACAAGTACGACAAAAAAATGATGCATGAAAGAGAACTAATCTACGATGCAAAAGGACAACTTCACCGAGCTGACAAAAAATATAAAGCTGGTGATAAAAAAGCAAAACAAACAATGATTCACGACCGTGAATTAATATACGATGCTAAAGGAGCTATTCACCGAACTGATATGGCTAAAAAGGGAGGACACCCTATCCATAAGCACATGAGAAAATAACAGATAGGACTGTACAAACCTAAATAAACATAAACATAACCATAAACAAAAACAAAAACAAAATGGCAAAATTCATTAAATTTAACGTAAAAAATTCAGCAGCTGTACAGCCACTAGGACCAACAGAAGGAATCTTAGTAAATGTTGAAGACATCACAAAAGTAACTGCAACTGGAGCAACAGGAGCGAATGCTAAAACCTTAGTAATAGGTTTAACTGGAAGAAATTCTGAGGCTGGTTACAAAACTTTAACTTTAGCTGTATCTACTAGTATTTCTGCTGCAGTTAATCCAACATTAACATCAGGTAATGCTAACCCGTTAGTATCTGCGGTAAGATCCGCAATGACTGCTAACCCAGGAGGAGTAGTTGCTACGGTTAATGTAGGAGTTGACAATGCTGCTGCACCTAAGCAAATGTATTTTAGAACTGCAACATTTGCATAATAAATTAAATATAGTCTTGCGGGATTAATATCTCGCGAGGCTATTATTAATAATACAAATATTGCTTATAAAATTAACAATTAAATCTAATCAAATGAAAAATTTATTTATCACATTATTATTGCTGGCATCAAGTCAATTATTTGCGCAACAAGAATTAAGTGGGCTATGGGAATGCGAAGATTCTTCTTATTTAACTACAATAGTGGCTTCAGAATACGCAGTTTTGGATGTGTTTAATACAAGCTTTGAAGAGCACAGAGTAATACCAGAAAAAATAATAAATTATAAAAACAACAAATTAATAACTAACCTAAAAAATACTCACAACGGATATTCGGTAAGTATTGAATACTCATTACAAAATGATGATACCATTTTATGTACTTACACTGGAGACCTTACGGGAGATTTTATATTAACTAGATTAAAATAAAAAGCTATGGCATATATGCAAAAACCCGGTAGAGCTCCGTTAGAAAACAAAAACTTTGAAGCTTTAACCAATGGTACATCTTTAAAAAATGATAATGACAAGAAAGATCCAAAAACGGGTAAAAAGAAAACAGTAAAATCTTATAACGTAAAAACCGGTAAAGAATCTCTTAAAAAAGTTACAGCTAAGTCTGGAGACGCTGAATTATCTAAAGAACTAGGAGGCACTTTAACTTTTGAAAGTGCAGATCAAAGCAAAAAATCTTTAACAAAAAAGAAGTCGGACCCAAAAACAGGGGGAGGAGTAAATAAAAGTACTACAGCTACGAGGGCTACTTATGGCGCTCTTCCTAAAGGATTTAAAGGTAGAGCAAAAGATAAAAATAACAAAATAGTAGACTTCTCAACTAGTAATAACGATTCAAGAAGAAAAGAAAAGTTTAGATTATATTAAGAATTATTAACAATTAAATTAAATTAAAATGAGTAAAGTAAAAGAAATGAAATCAGAAAATCTATCAATCAGTAAGGAACAACTAGAAAAAGTACAAGTGTTGCAAAGTGATTTGCAAAGGTATTGTGCTCATATTGGAGGACTAGAGGTTGAAAAAGCAAAAGCAATTTATCGGATAAACATGCTTGAAAAAGACATGGAGGATTTTAAAAAATCCATAGAAGATGAATATGGTCCTATTAATATTAATTTAACTGATGGTACTTACGACAAAGTAGAGCCCACAGACAAAGAATAGGGTTATGAGCAATATTATAAGAAAGATAAGCATAGGTGCCGACTACAAGAACGAAGCAATGCATTACTCTGTTAAGCAGACAGTTTACGGTGGGCATGAAATTTCTCATATAATATTTGAAGAGTCAGATAATTCTTATAATATATTTATAAAAAAAGACAACGAGGTAATGCCATGGAAGAAGTTTAATTCTAACATGGCTATATCCGTTGAGTATGACTTAGAGTACTAATGAGAAGTATATACGATTTTATCATAAAGCCTGTAGGGCAAAGGTATGATAATCAGGTTAAGGTTGGAGGAGTGGACCTTATAACCAACACTTCTATAGAAAGTTTTAAACACGTTAATAATATAGCCGAGGTTGTAGAAACCCCCGCAGCATTTGCGACACCAATAAAAAAAGGTGATCTAATAGTCGTTCATCATAATGTGTTTAGAGTTTTTTATGATATGAAAGGGCTTAAAAAAAATAGTAGATCGTTTCTTAAGGACGGGCTTTTTATGTGTGCAATAGATCAAATATATTTGTACAAGAATAAAAAGAATTGGAAATCATTCGGCGATAGATGCTTTGTTGCTCCGGTCAAAAATAAAGACCCTTTTAGCAGCGATAAAACAGCTAGCCTTATTGGTATACTAAAAATAGGCAATAAGTCCTTAAAACGCGCTGGAATCATTCCAGGAGACATAATTGGTTTTACACCTAATAGCGAATGGGAATTTGTTATAGACGATCAGATTATGTACTGTATGAAATCAAATGATATTGTTATAAAGTATGAACTCGATAGAAACGAAGAAGAATATAATAGCCGCTGGGCGGGAAGCAATTAAAGAATTAGTAAAGGTAGCAAAAGAAAAGATCGTTGACTCAGAAGAAGATATATCTGCTGACAGACTTAAAAATGCTGCCGCTACTAAAAAGCTTTGTATATTTGATGCTTTTGAAATATTAAGCAAAATTCAAGAGGAAGAAAGTATGATTGCTGAATCAAACAATAAAGCAAATAAGCCTGCGTTTAAGGGGTTTGCAGAAGGGAGATCTAAGTAATGGCGTACGAACAAACTTTATACAGGGTTGTAAAAGATCATATTAAACCAGCTGTCATTAAAAAGAAAAACCGATATTCCAAATGGGAGTACGGATATAATGCTGAGTACGATACCGTTATAATTAGTAAAACAGGTAAGATTGGTGAGATCTATGAAGTAAGTGGTATAATGATTGCTTTACCTAAATCGGAAGGCGCAAAAGACCTAGGTGACGGCAAATGGAAAGCTGTAGAATATCCTAAGTCATTAAAAAAAATTAAAAGTGTTCAAGATTGGAACGCTTATCCAAATAGTTTTAAAGAACAATGGCACCCATATATAGATGAAGAATTTGAAAGACGCGAAAAAGGTTTTTGGTTTATTAATAAAGGTAAGCCTACTTACATTACTGGTACTCACTATATGTACTTGCAGTGGTCCAAAATTGATGTCGGATTACCGGACTTTCGAGAATCTAACAGATTATTCTACATATTCTGGGAGGCCTGCAAAGCGGATAGGAGATCGTACGGTATTTGTTACCTTAAAAATCGACGCTCTGGATTTTCATTCATGTCGTCGGGAGAAACAGTTAATTCAGCTACGATATCTTCAGACTCTAGATTCGGTATATTATCTAAATCAGGTGCTGACGCCAAGAAAATGTTTACAGATAAAGTTGTACCGATCTCGGTAAATTATCCTTTTTTCTTTAAACCAATACAAGACGGTATGGACCGTCCGAAAACAGAACTAGCATACAGAGTACCCGCTTCTAAATTTACGAGACGTAAGTTAGAAGAAAACCAAGCAGCCCAGGAGCTTGATGGATTAGATACAACTATTGACTGGAAAAACACAGGTGATAACAGTTATGATGGTGAAAAATTAAAACTACTTGTTCATGACGAATCAGGCAAATGGGAAAAGCCAACTAATATACTTAACAACTGGCGAGTAACAAAAACTTGTTTAAGATTAGGTAGTAGAATTATCGGAAAGTGTATGATGGGGTCAACATCAAACGCTCTAGACAAAGGAGGTAAAAACTTTAAAAAACTATACGACGGCTCGGATGCGTCGGCAAGAAATAAAAATGGGCAAACTAAAACAGGTTTATACAAATTGTTTATTCCTATGGAATGGAATTATGAGGGTTTTATTGATCAGCATGGCTATCCTGTGTTTGATACTCCAACGAAAGAAACATTAGATCCTCAAGGTAATATTATTACAGAAGGGGTTATACAACACTGGGAAAATGAGGTTGAAGGTTTAAAAGACGATGCCGATGCTTTAAATGAATACTACCGACAGTTTCCCCGTACGGAACAACACGCTTTTAGAGATGAAGCTAAACAATCTATATTTAATCTTACAAAAATTTATCAGCAGATAGATTACAACGAAGAATTGAAGAACTCTGCTATGGTTACTCAAGGTAACTTTCAGTGGGAAAACGGAGTTAAGGATACTAGAGTAATGTTCTATCCTAATAAAAATGGTAGATTTTTTATTACTTGGGTTCCTGATCAAGAACAACAAAATAACTTAATAATAAAAAATGGCATTAAATATCCTGGTAATGAACACATGGGAGCTTTTGGATGTGATAGCTATGATATTAGCGGCGTTGTTGGTGGTGGCGGATCTAACGGATCGCTTCATGGATTAACAAAGTTTTCAATGGAAGATGCTCCGCCTAACCATTTTTTCCTTGAGTATATTGCAAGACCATCAACAGCAGAAATGTTTTTTGAAGACGTGCTAATGGCTTGTGTTTTTTATGGAATGCCTTTGTTAGCAGAAAACAACAAACCTAGATTGCTTTATTATTTAAAGCGTAGAGGATACAGAGGTTTCAGTATAAACCGACCAGATAAAACATATAATAAATTATCTATAGCTGAAAGAGAAGTGGGCGGAATACCTAATTCAAGCGAAGATATAAAACAAGCACACGCTTCGGCTATTGAGACATATATAGAAGATTTTATAGGAGAAAAGAAAGATGGATATGGGGATATGTATTTACAAAGAACTTTAGAAGATTGGGCTAAGTTTGATATAAACAATAGAACTAAGCATGATGCTTCGATAAGTTCAGGGTTAGCTTTAATGGCTTGTAATAAACATAGGTATAATCCTAAAGGTATAACAAAAATTAAATCTTATTCTTTGGGTTTTAAAAAATATAATAACGAGGGAACTACTTCAAAAATAATATAATAAATGAATATAAGTACAAATACTAATAGCTCATTCCCGGATCAGGTTGTAAGTGATGCAGAGAAAGCAACGTGGGAATACGGGCTTCAGGTTAGTAGAGCTATTGAGCAAGAATGGTTCAATTACGGTGGAAGTGGTTCAAACCGTTACGCTACAAACTGGAATAATTTTCATAATTTAAGATTATATGCCAGAGGAGAACAAAGCGTACAAAAGTATAAGGATGAGTTAGCTATTAACGGCGATTTGTCTTACCTTAACTTAGATTGGAAGCCAGTTCCTATACTTTCTAAGTTTTCCAACATAGTTGCCAATGGTATAACACAAAAGCAGTATGACTTAACTTCTTATGCTCAAGATCCAGAATCTTTAAAGAAAAGAACTGATTTCGCAGAAGATTTGTTGTTTGATATGCTTACCAAAAATGAGCAAGCTGAAGCTTCTCAAGTTATAGATATAAACTTAAGTAGATCTAATATATCACCAGACAATTTACCTGAGTCTTTAGAAGAAAGAGATCTTCACATGCAGCTTAGTTACAAACAAGCTATTGAAGTGGCAGAAGAAGAAGCTATTAATACTGTATTAGCTACTAACGAATTTGATTTAACTAAATCTAGAGTAAATCAAGATTTGGTTAATATAGGAATAGGGGTAACCAAAACATCGTTTAATCCAGCTGAAGGCATTGTAGTAGATTACGTTGATCCTGCTTATTGCGTTTGGTCTTACACGGAAGATCCTCACTTTGAAGACATATATTACGTAGGCGAAGTTAAATCTATAACTATACCAGAGCTTAAAAAAGAATTTCCTAATATATCGGACGAAGAGTTAGAAAGAATTCAAGACATGCCAGGTAATCGAAGAATGATTCGAGGTTTTGAAAGCTATGATTACAATACTGTTCAAGTATTGTATTTTGAATACAAAACATATACCGACCAAGTTTTTAAAATAAAGAAAACAGATTCAGGTTTAGAAAAGGCAATTGAAAAAACTGATCAGTTTAATCCGCCTCCTAATGATAACTTTGAAAGAGTTTCAAGATCTATAGAGGTATTATATGAGGGAGCTAAGATAATTGGGACAGATATAATGCTTAAATGGGAAATGTCAGAAAACATGACACGACCAATGGCGGATACCACCCGCGTAGAAATGAGTTATTCCTTATGTGCGCCAAGAATGTACAAAGGTAAAATACAATCTTTAATAAGTAAATGTGTAGGTTTTGCCGACGTAATACAACTAACTCATTTAAAAATACAACAAGTATTATCCAGAATGGTTCCCGATGGTATCTTTTTAGATATGGACGGTTTAGCTGAGGTTGATTTAGGTAATGGAACAAACTACAATCCAGCTGAAGCATTAAATATGTATTTTCAAACCGGTTCTGTTGTGGGTAGATCCCTTACTCAGGATGGAGACATGAATAGAGGTAAAGTTCCTATTCAAGAACTGTCTTCGTCAAATGGAATGGGTAAAATACAATCTCTTATTACAGCATATAATTACAATATGCAAATGATTAGAGATGTTACTGGATTAAATGAAGCAAGAGACGGATCTTTACCTTCTGCTGATTCATTAGTTGGTCTGCAAAAAATGGCGGCTAATGCTTCTAATGTAGCTACTAAGCATATACAAGATGCTAGTCTTTTCTTAGCACTTAGTACTTGTGAAAACATTTCTTTAAAAATAGCTGATGTATTAAATTTTCCTCTTACTAAAAATTCTTTAATGAATAGTATATCTACTTTCAACGTAGAAACTTTAAAGGAAATAGAAAATTTAAATCTTCATGACTTTGGAATATATTTAGAAATGGAACCAGATGACGAAGAAAAAGCTGAATTAGCGGCTAATATAAATGCTTCATTGCAACAAGGCAGTATTGATATAGAAGATGCTATTGATATACGTGAAATTAAAAACCTTAAGCTGGCTAATCAAATGTTAAAGCTTAAGCGTAAGAAAAAGTTAGAAAGAGAACAAGCCGTAACTCAACAAAATATACAAGCCCAAGCGGCAGCGAACGCTGAAGCTTCTGAAAAAGCCGCAATGGCGGAAGTACAAAAACAACAAGCTCTTACATCTGAAAAAGTTGCTATTGAACAAGCTAAATCGCAATTTGAAATACAAAGAATGGAAAGAGAAGCTCAAATTAAAAAGCAGTTAATGGCAACTGAATTTGAGTATAATATGCAATTAGCTCAAGCTCAAATAGGAGCCACTAAACAAAAAGAAGCGGAAATAGAAGATCGTAAAGATAAACGAGTAAAAATACAAGGCACTCAGCAAAGCGAACTTATACAACAAAGACAAACAGAAGGTATGCCTAAAAACTTTGAATCACAAGGCAATGATGTGATGGGGGGATTTGATTTATCTTCGTTTGACCCTTCTTAAATAAGTATTTAATAATTATATAATATTATATCATGAATGAACAAGTAAAAACGGAAGGATCTTTTAAGATTCAATCCAAGCCAAAGCTAACCGATGAACAGATAGCGGCTAAAAACAGGGAACCTTTAATAGATGTTCCCAGTAATGTAACCCGAGTAGTAATTCCTAAAGAAGAAAAAGATGCCGTTCAAGAGCCAAGCTCAGATGGTGTGGATGAGAATAAACAAGCCGAAGATGTACAAGAAGTGGAGGAAGGAACATCCGAACCAGTCATTAAAGAAATTACCGAAGAAGAAGAAGAACAAGAAATAAAAGCTGAAGAAACAGCTATAGAGCCAGTTCCTGTTCAAAATGATTTACCAGAAAATATAAATAAACTGGTAGATTTTATGAGAGAGACAGGAGGCACTATGCAGGACTACATAAGACTAAGTACTAATTATGAGGATGTTGATAGAGATGTTCTTGTAAAAGAATATTATAAAAGCACTAAACCTCATTTGTCACAAGAAGAAATCGATTTTATGATCGAAGATACTTTTGCATTTGATGAAGATATTGATGAAGAGCGAGACATCAAAAGAAAAAAACTCGCATATAAAGAAGAGGTTTCAAAAGCACGTAAGTTTTTAGAAGATACTAAGGAAAAATATTATGACGACATCAAGTTGAAGTCGCCTAGTCTTTCGGAGGATCAACAAAAAGCGTCGGACTTTTTTAATCGATATAAGGAGGATCAGGAAAGAAACTCCCAGAATCATGAGAAGTTTAAAGCTCAAACTGAACAATTATTCAATAAAGATTTCGAAGGTTTCGATTTTAGTTTAGGAGAAAAAAAGTTTAGGTATGGAGTACAAAATGCATCTCAGGTGGGAGAAAAACAATCGGACATCGGCAATTTCGTAGGGAAGTTCCTTGGGGAAGATGGTACGGTTAAAGATACTAAAGGGTATCACAAAGCTTTATACGCAGGAATGAATGCTGATAAAATAGCAAATCACTTCTACGAACAAGGCAAAGCAGATGCTATTAGAGATGTTGTAAACAAATCTAATAATACATCTACTGAAGCTAGGAAAGCAGCACCAGTTGAAAGTGCT